CATATTACGCCTCCTTCACGTGTTTTGCGTACTCTTCGAGCGGCACACCAAGTTTTTTTGCGATAGCTACCTGTGAAGGTGTGAGTCTCACAGTGCGGCGTCCAGAGGACGATGTTCTTACAGCCGAAGCTACTTTTTGAGTAAGTTTCGGTTGATCCCCAAATTTTTGAGGAAACTCTTTACGAATTCTTTTATCTATTTCATTATAGTACTCATCGCTCGTGGCGTCAAATCCTTCTTCAACTAATCCTTCATGTAATCCCATTGCGGCATAAGTCATAGGTTTATCTTGACCAAACCAAGAATTTTTTTGAGCCCAGTTTTGTGCTTTAGGATCTTGTGCTATAGGTTCTTGTGTTTGTTGAGCGGGCTGTTGAAGTTCAACAGGAAGAGGTTCTCCAGTAAATTCTTTTCCTCTTAGTGCTTCTTGTTTAGCTGTAGATACTTTTAATCTTTCTTTTTCAATAGCTAATCTTGCTATTTCTTCTTGAGCTTCAACTTGTTTAGACGCATCTTGTGCATTCAAAGCAGCTTCATAAGCTCTTTTTGCAAAAGCTTGTTGAGTTAATAATGTTTCAGCTCTAGATTTTAAAGATACTTCATCTTTTTGAATACCTGAATTTACTGCTGTTTTATATTTATCATTTACGTTTTTAGCGTATTCAATAGCAGCCTGTTCTCTTCTTTCTGCTTCACGCATTTTTTTAGTAAGTTTATCAATACGTTTTTTTACACCCGCACTATATTCTTCTAAGTCTTCTGATTTTGTTTCTGTGTTATTTTCCGATACTTCAACTACAGGTGTGTCATCGGATACTTCTTCTACCTGTATATTTTCTTTTTCCTCATTTAATTCTATATCTACACTATCTCCTGATGTATCAATTGGAACTAATTGTTCTGATTTTTTCTGCTCTGCTTGTTGCATAGAATTCTCCATGTTAAATTAAATTAGCTGGCAATATATCTCTTGGATCTTCGACAACTGCCAGTACTTCATCGTCGTTGATTATACGAAGTTCACCACCATCAATACTGAGTCTAGCTCCTGCATATTTTGTGATAATAATCCAATCGTCCTTTTTGCACCACGCACCATTAGGAAATTTATCTTTATCCATATAAGCATCAGGACCTACGGCAATAACTTTACAAATATTAGTAGCAATTGAAGCTTGTTCAATAGCGGCATCTGTAAGAAGAACGCCTCCTGCTGTTTTACCTTCTAATTTTAAAGGAAATAAAACAAGACGATATCCTGTTGGTTGAGGTACTTTTTCTATATCTTTCTTTTGTTTTTCTTTCTTTTTACCGTCCCAAATATGTTTTGGCATAATTAGTTTACTTGCTTGCTTGTTCATTCTAGCTCCTGTTTTTTTAGCAGGTCCGTGAGTTCCTGTACTTCTTGTTTTAAAGCATCTAACTTTCCTGTTAAATACTTATAATCGTCCCAATTAGGAACGCCTTGTAGTATAGCTTGTTCTACCGCTGTTTGTCTAGCAATTAATTCTTTTTTGTAATAAGTAAAAAAATTTTCTATGCGCATAATTTCATTTGGTCAGCTAATTTTTTGCAACGATTTGGAGTTTGTTTATTCCATTTCGAATCGAGCATCTCGTAGCTCGCACCAATAAAATTGCTTTCCTGCAGGGCCTTCCACATATTACGGAACTTGGAAACCCCTGACTTTCCAAGCTGATATACCATTTCTGTAATGGTATGCTGTGCAGTTATAGGCAAATCTCTTACATCATTTTCTTCCATAAGTTGTCTTGCCAAACCAATTGCTTTGTTTAAATCTTTATCGAATACTTCTTGTAGTTCTTCTTTAGTATATGTCTTGCCGTCTTTAAAATTATCTTCATGCACTACTTTATGACCCCAGCCAATTGTGGCAAACCCTTCGGTGTCTTTGTAAACGTGATTTCTAAAACCTTCGGATAATTTTACTGAACCAGCTAATTCGTCGTATGTCATGTATATATTTTTGTTATAGGTCTTTTATCTTTTAACATTCTTCCGAACCCTCTTGGTTCAACTTCTATATAACCTCCTGCTTTCTTTTTTACAATCTTATTCCCATGTTTTTTTGCCCAACTTTTAGCAATCTTGGGTTCGTTAGCATAAAGATACGCTCTTTGTTTTTTAGAGCGAAAAGGCATTATCTTTTCTTTTTAGGTCTAAAGGCTGTTTTAGCCGATTGTTTTAAAGCTTTATTGGTAACTGTGCCTTTACTTTTACTCTTGCTAGTACCAGCTTTTTTGGCTCTGTTCATATAATAATACAAACCCTTTTTAACGGTTCTTCCGTCTTTAGTTACGTATGTTCCTTTGCTGGCTTTAATAACAGAGCCTTCTCTAGAACCTTTTGCTGAAGGTCCTTTAATAACAGAACCTTCTCTAGAACCTTTAACTTTAGCTCCTTTAATAACAGAACCTTGAGCAGAGCTTTTAGGCATGCCTCCTCTTTTTTTATTTATTACTCCTCTTCCAATAAGAATATCTTTTTTTGTTATTTTACCGTCTCCACTTAAATCTTTCATTTTTTTCTTCATTTAGTTAATCCTTTTGCCTTTTCAAAACTTCTCATTCCCGCTACACCGAGCATTGAAGTTACAATGGCTAGTAAAGGCCCAGTTTGAATTTCAGGAGCCGTTAGGTTTAGTCCTGCAAATTTACTATACCATTCTATGCAGGGAGATAGAATGAATTCAAACATTAGGGCAAGGCCTCCAATCCATCCTATGAATGGTCGCCAGCCAGCAACAAATATGCTGCGATGGCTGGCTTCTTTTGCATTAACATCTAATTGTTTTTCCGCAAGCTTTTGTTGAATGCGTTGCATTAAAATCTTTTTGTCTAATTTCTCTTCTTCTGAGGTATGGATTGAATCGATCACCGAAGCGACTTGTTTTAAGGCACCGTCTTTGCCACCTAATAAACCACCAATGATCTTTAACATTTATACAGCTCCTGAAATTTTTCCTAGAACTATAATTACTACTATGGCAACGATACCAGCTTTAATCCAGTCTTTCATTCCCCAGTCGCTCCATTCTTTAATGTGAGCCCATATATCTTTTGCAAGTTTCATAGAAACCTCCTTTTTAAGAAGTTAATCTACAGTATTTTACGATTAAAATAAACCTTTGAATGGTACTTTTTTAATTTGTACCTTGCTTCTTTGGCCTTTTGGTCCAGCACCTAAGTTTTGTGTAACTTTTGGTCCTTCCATACTAGCCGTATATACATCAGCAATTGCTTGTTTATTTACATGAGGTCCTGCGTAAGGATTCATGTCATTTGATTTAGTCATTTTTGCATTAGGATACATTGATCCATTTATGTATTTTGGTTTTGGATTATTTAAACTCATTTTGCTTTCCCCATTCCACGTTTTGCAATACCACCGCCTCTTGCGTTAAGTACTTTTGGTTTCTTAGCTCTACCACCTTTTTTTAATTCTCCAACAATCCTACTTTTTTCTTCTTTAAGATTTTTCTTACCTTTTTTTGTGAAAGCTTTTTCAGAATCCACTCTTCCTAATTCTTCTAATCTGTTCATTCTACGAGTATTTGCCATAGTATTTCCTAATGAATGGTTGGTTTTAGTATTTCAACAAAGTCAAATATGCCTTTATCTAATATCTCTTGCCCTTCGGTTGGTCCTAACTCTTGAAAGTATAAAACTTTTGCCATGCTCACCATAGCTCCTGCTAAAAGTATACTATCTTCAGAAGTTTTGGAAGTCTTTTCTATCATTTCCATTAAAGAAATAAAAAATTCTTCAAGTCTAAGGTCCGCATTAGTCTTCGAAATTAACATCTTTTTGTATTTTCTCTTTTTTAGGCGTATTTGCCTTCTCTAAGTTAACATTTGCTCGTAATTGTGCAATATCTTCTTGAGAATCCATCTTAGCTTCGGCAATACTTTCAGTTTGTTGAACTCTTTCAGTATCTAATCCTATTCTAGCAGCATCGTAGACCTTTTTTCTCTCTAAATCATCAGCTCTTATGCCTAATTCTTGTTGTTTTAATGCAATTAAAGGGTCTTCTTGTTGTTGTTGAAGCGCTTCTTGTTCTTCCATTACTAATTTTTCTGTCATTTCAACAATTCTTTCAGCAACTTTAGATTCTAAAATCTCCTGCATACGAAGTTGTTCCTCTTCAGGAACTTCTCCTCCAAATTTCTGTTGCATTTCTTCGACTTGTGGTTTCATTTCTTGTTCTACCTCTTCTCTTGCTTGAATAGATAAATGTTCCATAATATGAGCTTGTAGAATAGTTAATGTTTGTAGATTTCCTTTTACTAGAGCACTAGAAAAAAAAGCTTGGTGAGCATCTATGTGCGCCAAGTGATTTTGATTTCTAAAAGCCTGTAAAGCTTGTCCTAACATAGCTATTCCATTCTCTGTAGCTGGATCTTTAGGTTGAGGTGGAGTTGGTACTGGTAAAATAGCATCAATATTTTGAACTCCCATAGCTGCATACATACGTCTATATGCTTCATACATGTTATGCATAGGGGGAGCAGCTTGTGCTAATTGTAATTGTGTTTGTGCCAACGTTACTCGTTGAGACATAGAAAAAATAGTTGGGTCTGAGACAGGAATGATATCTATTCTATCATCAAAGTCAGTAGCTTTTATTGTTTGCATACCTCCTTGAACATCGTAAGGATAAACAGGAGGTAGAGATTGAGAAAATATTTTTGCTAGTAATTTAAACTCTATTCTTTGAGCATAGTGCATACGTTTATGAATAGCGGACATAACTCTCATGCCTCTTTCCATAATGGCCATTGTAGTTCCAACAGGAGCTCCCGCTCCACCTGCTTCACCTAGTTTTTGATCAGCAATTGTAGCAAATTCTTTTCCAGCTTGGACACAAAAACCTAATAATTGAAATAATGTTGGATCAGCTCCTTTATAGGGTAATGGCATTAAACCATCACGTAAACTTCCACCAGGTGCGTCTACATCTCTAAATTCTCCTGGTTGTAAAGGGCTATCGTCATCTTTAATTCGTAAACCTCTTGCTTTAAATCCAGCAGGAAGATTAGCTAAAGTACCCGCATCCACAAGTTGTCTTAAAGCAGCTGTTGCTGTTCTAGACAAACCACCTAACATATGTATAAGTCCTAATCCATAAAAACCTAGACCAGGCATAAATTTGTAATGAACAAAATATTGTTGTTTTTTAAATAATGTATCTTCCTCTTTATAGTTTCTATAAATAGATAAAACTTTATTAGAGCCTTCATCTATTGTAACAATGTAAGGTTGTTTTATTCCGTCTTCATTTTCAAAACCAGGAATATCTAAATCAGCATGTACTTCTAATAAAGTATACATTTCATTTTGATATCCTGTTCTATGAATACCTGATAATTCTCTTTCTTTTTCTTTTAATCTAGATTCTTGATCAGAAATTGTTAAAGAAACATCTCTGTAAAAACCTGTTACTTGTAATTTTTTAATTTCATTTTCTGATTTTTTAACAATGTGTGTAACTCTTTCAGACTGTTCAAGATTAGTTGCTGTGTAAGGAACCACTAAATCTTCAGCAGGAATAAATTTTGAAACAGCTCTTCCTAATCCCGCATCATAATATACTTTTTTAAAAGCTGAACCTGCTAAGGGAAGATAAAATAACATTTGATCTACATCAGGATCAAATTCTTCCATAACATGCATAATTTGATAATTCATGTAGTCTTTTACTCTTTGAGCTTGATCTTCTTTTTCTTTACTTTGAGCTCCTATTATTTGACAACGAACTGGGCCTCCCGCAGGAAGTATTTCTTTATATGCTTGAGCTTGAAATTGTGTGACTGTTTCAGCTAACAAGGGATGAGTAACATTACTTGCACCCATGAAAGGTTGGCTTCTTGATCTGTACTTTAAACCTAGTAAATCTAAGCCTTTTGTGTAAGTTTCTTCCCAATCATTTCTTGAAGATTTATCTTCATCATAAGATCCTCTTATATCACTAGATAAAAAACCTAGATCATTCTCATCCATGTATTCAGCTAAGTTTGAATCAAAAGATACTGGCGATTGTTCGGGTTCTCCTATAACAGCAGAACCATCTTCCATCATTTCAACATTAACTTCTTGATCTGTTCCTGGCTCTAATTCAATTTCTTCTCCTACTAAAGGAGGAATCATTAACTCATCATTCACCGTTTGAGGTTGATCGTAATTTACTGGTTTATCTATAGCCATTATTTCTATGCTCCTATAAGCTCTTCTATATCAACTAAAGGACTTTGTACATATCCTCCAGATGCAAAATGTGTTTTAGATGGTAAAATCATCTCTGGTGTAAGCTTTATAGCATAGGCATCTACAGTTTTAAAGCCTGAAGGTACTTCCCTTGGCACATCTTTCAATCCTTCTATTCCTGAATCTTCAATATATTTCATTGCCTTATTTAAGGTGCTAGTAAAATCATCTGTTTTTTTCACCTTAAAAGTTTTTACAATATTACCACCTTCATCTACTATATCTATAACTTTATCTATTTTTTTAGGTTTTCCAACAGAAACTTTTATTACCTTAAATTCACTATTATTAATATTAGCGGCTCTTTTTAAAGATTCTTCCAATATCCCTGTATAATGTTTTCCTGAGGGATCTACTGCATTTGGTCCTCCATAAAATTCTCCTGTTCCTATACCTTTCATATTTTTTGTTCGCTCTGCAAGAGCTGTACCCGTTGTTCCGCTTTGTCCATATCTTATTTGTACTAATTCCGCTGGAGAAATCGCATACCAAGTAGAAGCATTAGGATCTTTATCTATAAACAGTCTCTTAGCCGCAGAATGAAGATCATTTTTAACAATAATATCACCCCATGCTTTTCTGTCTTTAAAAGGAATATTAGGAAATAACTTTTTTAATGTTTCAGGATTAGTATTAGCTTCCTCAAAAACAGCTAAAACCTTATCTCTTTTTTTTGCTGCATCTTGAACAAGTTTTAATTGATTAGATTGTAACTGCCCTGGTTTTATTTTAGCAAAATCTTCAAAAACTTTATTAGATTGCGTTAATTCATTAATATAGGCTTCTAAATCTTCTGCTGTTCTAAACATTGGACGCATAATATCCTTATGCTTGTCATAAAATTGAATAATATCGGTGTTTGACCTAATATCTCCTGAAGCATCAACCATATATTTGTCTTTAGGATTAATATTTTTTTGTAAAAGTTTTTGATAATCTTTTTTTACTACTTCAAGTGTTTTTCTATAGGTTTGAAAAATATCAGATTGAATTTCATCAGCAAAAGTAACTTTAATAGATTGATTAGGTATTTTTGAAACCTTTGAGTTTAAATCTTCTAAATTTTTTTGCGCTTTAATTAAATCTTTTTGTGCTTGAGTAATATTCTTCGCTGCTTGATCAACGGTTACTCTACCTCCAGATCTTGTAATTAAATCTTCAGCGGAAGTTTGGGAAAGCTTTGTTAATCTTTCTATTTTTTTATTTAAATCACTTATTTGTTTTGTTTTTTCAGGCGATAATAATTGTGTTGCACTTCCTGGATTAATAGCATATCTGTCGGAAAGTCTAGACCAACCAACAACGTATTGCATATTTTCTGCGTTGAAAAAACCATGAGTACTATATTCATATGATTTAGGATCATTAGGTATTTTAGAAGGGTTAATAAAAACTACATTTTCTCTATATGTGTCAGGTATGTAACCTTTTTCCATGTGAGCATTGGGATATTTTCCGTTTATAAATTCATCCCCATTTTCAACCTCTGATCGAAAACCAAATACTTTTGTCTCTAACTTTCTAATTGGGGCTTCTCGTATTCTAGCTAATAAATCTGCTTTTGTTATAGGTTTTTCACTTTTAGAAAACGTTTCTATAAGTTGAGGTATTTGATAATCGTCTACTTCAATTTTTCCAATCCCTTTAGAGTTTAAAAAATTGTAAAGATCTGCTGGTGTTTCAAAAACTTCTGGAGCATTAGGATCTAAGAGCCGTGCTTCGAGATTAGAGTAAAATCTTCCTACTTTTTCCCCTTGTGTTGTTGTCGTCTCAGCAATCTCATCTCCTATTCGCAGTAAGTTTTTAATCTGTGGTCCTAGAGGAGCTAAACTATCTAACTTACTTAAATTAGTTACCGCCCATCCTGGTACTCTTCCTACATTAGCTACCTCATAAGAATTTTCATCATCAAAAATATTTTCTCTCTGAGGTATTTGAGGAACATTACTAGCTTCTTCAAACATGTCTAAATCTTCTATTGATTCATACGCACCTCCTCGCAACATAGGGTCTATATTAATTACTTCTTCCTCTCCTGAAATAACAGAATCAGTAAGTTCTCCTGGATCGCCGCCCGTGGACATTTTTTTAAGTTCGTTTAAACTGATTGGCATAGTATCTCTTTCACCAGGAGATACATCTATCCCTGTAACCTCTTCAAATAAAGTTTCTTCAGGCATAAATTTAGTTTCTGATTTTTTAATTCCTAAAATTTGAAAAGCTTCATCGATAGCTAGATCTCTAACATACGTAGGTAAATCTTCAAAGTTTTTAGCAAGGGATAGGATATCATTAGTTTGTTTCAAAGTTTTTTCTTTTCTAAGTTTTTCATCTTTTTCTTTAAGAGGTTTATTTGTATAAATTTCTATTAAGTTATCTATTAATATTTGTCTTTCTTCACTATATTTAGGATTTGTAGACTCTTCAAGTTTATCTTTATAATATTTGTCACTCTTTTCCATTGTTGCATTAGCCTGTAACTCATTAACCATAAGAGTAATATTTTTTCTAAGACTTTTATCAAAAGGGGTTTTTCCTAATTTTAAAGTGCTTCTTAATAGTAGTTGAGCAAATTGTTTTGCTTCATTGGGTGTAGGTATACCAAAAAGTTGAGGAGCTATTCTCATGAGTTTACCTAACCCTCTTATATCTGTTCTCCCCATTACTTGTGATATATTTCCAAACATAAAGTAAGGAAGTGCCGCTGCGGCAACCAAACCCGTAGTTTTGACTGCGTCTAATGCAGTAGGTTCTCTAAGTTCACCACCATCTACATTTAAATTTGTGCTTGGTACAATATCATTTTTCAAATATTTTTTTAATAGTTCAACTTGTATGTCTCCATTATCATCTAATAATCCCATAGCTTCTGCGTAGTCTGTTCCCTTTCCTGTACTAGAATCATATATTAAATTATAATAATCACCGTCGTATTTATCTCCTGTTACTTCTTTTGGAAGAAATCTATCAATTGTCATACCTCCGCCAACACCAGGTTCATTTAAATCGTGATAATTACTTACGGTTTCTGCAGCGAAACCTATAGGAACAACATTAGCCCAAGCGCCTAGCATAAATCTTTGAACATCATTTGAAAGTCCTGATAAATCATTTTTAAGAATATCCGTAACTGCTTTATACTTTTTATCTTTAAATTGAGGCGCTGTCATAAAAGCAGTTTTATCTTTGTATTCATCACTATCAAAAATATCTTCTTGCTCTTCAATAACCTCCATAGTTAAGGGAACATCAGAACTACCTTGTCTAAAATCAGGCATGTCAATTTCCTCGGATGCTACAGCATCTGCCTCTTCAGGAGTTATTCCAAGTATACTACCAAAGAGATTTTGTTGGTATACATCATCATAATAATCTACTACTTCTTTTGATTTTTTAAAATTTTTAACATTTTCATTTTCAGAAAAATCCATTTTTCTTTGTTTACTTTTACTGTCTAAACTTTCTCTCGCATCCTGCAAAGATATAGCATCAGCTACTGCTTTTGTTTTTCCTTCTTTAGGTATTGGATTATACAAAGGTTCGTTTCCACCAACTTTATAAGGATATTCAAAAGTTTTAGGAAATAGATAATCCATAAAAGATTTTTCTTCTGTAATATCTACTTCTCCACCACTAGCAAATCCAGGACCTTGCGCTCCGTCTTCTACAATCCTTTTATTCATTTCATCAGTATACTTCATTCCTGGAGGTTGTGCCTCATAAAATTTTACATTTTCATCAAACATGTCAAACAGAGCATCAGGGTCTTTTGCTTTACCTATTCTTCCGTATCCTACATCTGTTACTATACCCTGCCTTTCTAATTCTATACCAAGATCAGATAATTCATCCTGTAAAGCAGATTGTTCTGAAATAGAATTACGAGTATTAGGTGAGTTTAATTTTTGTTGAATAGTTTTTAATTGTTTGTCATACTTTTGGTATTGAGCTATGTTTGGTTTTTGAGGAAGAAGAAATAAATTATCCATGTTCAACCCTAATTTGTAATCATGAGCTACATCTACAATGTGACCAAGATTAATATTATCTACCATTCCAGAGCCCATGCCCATTGCTCTACCTTCTTCAATTCTTTTTCGTATTTTAAATTTTTTATCTAATATCTCATTAATTTTAGGAAAAGTTTTACGATCAGCATTTTTTAAAGATTGTGTTACATTTTCTATTATTTCATCCATAGGTTTACCTGCTTTAATACCTGCGGTAAACATTCTATTAATTTGAGCATCTACATTTTTTCTATTATAATACATAGGATGTCCTTCAGCTGTTCCGCTAGAAGCTATGTCGTCTCTAAAATTATTAATAACTCTACTTACTTCAGAATTATCATCAAAATATTTATTATTAGACCAACTAAAATCTTTTCTGTTATCATCTAGAATTGATTTATCTCTTGAACTTCTTATAGATTTTTTAGTTCCAGGATTAAAATCTCCAATTTGATCAGGATAATCTTTTTTTGCATCATTAAATAGCTTTTTAATTTCTGTATTTTTCATATTAATACTTAAAGTATTATTATCTACATTAAAGCCAACTTGTTGCAGGTAGGAATCAACCAAAGGACTTTCGTTTTGAAGAAATCTTGTAAAAGAATCTCTAGTCTGACCTGTACCTGTGGGATAAGAACCAAAGTCATCATAGTGTTTTTGCCTGTATTTAGAAACTACATTAGCAATTTCTTCCTGTATTTCATCAAAAACATAAGAAGGCGTACCTGCTGATGTATCTCCTCTTAATCCTAAGGACACTCTTGCTTGCGCCGCACCCATTTTTTGAGAGTCAGGTATATTCATTTCTTTTACTAATAACGAATTAACGTCTGCTTTTCTGTCTCTTACTCTTCCTTTAAAAGTTTTTGATTGAGAAATGTAATCAGAAGGAGATAGAGTATCATAAACATATTTAAATTTATAAAAATCTTTTTTGGATTTATGTTTATTTAAATATAAAGGTTTATAAGCTTCCAAAAACATTTTAAAATTAGGATGGCTATTAAAACCACTACCCGTACCTTTTCCTCTATTACTGTTTATAATACTAGACCATAAAGTTTGAGCTTTTAAAACATTTGGATCTTCCGCCATGTATTGTTGAATTTTTTGTTTGTGAGATTTATTTGCTAATCTTAAAACATTTTCTCTAGCATTTTTAATAGCTATTAGATCTCTTGGATTTTTACTAAGCTTATCTGCTGTTTTTATATTAGAAGCTATTTTAGGATCTATAATGTCAAGAATAGTATCAGCTATTTTTGCAACAGGTTTAGTTTTCATATTCATATGTAATATTCCCTAGGTCCGTCAATCAAACGTTTTTCATCTTCATAATCAGAATCTAGCTGAATAAAGTTGCCTTGTCTAAATCGCAGCAACGCCTGTGTTGTTGAATCAACTAAATCGTCATGTTCACCATAAGGGAAAGCTGCACATTCTTCAATCACTTCTTCTGCCCATCTATCTTCCGTACACCACACCTGTCCTGCTTCAAATAAAGGAGCTACGGAGTTTACACGAACGTGCTTATCATTACCCTTACTGGGTGTATAAGTAACTACAGGAATTCCTAATTGACGTAGCTCCTGTGTTAAGGGCATACCAGAAGCTTTCGCTTCTATCAAGATTGTTTCGGGTTCCCAGTATTTATATTCCTCCAACGCAATTTCTTTTAATTCAGGAAAATCCCATCTGCCTTTGCGCATATCTAATAAAATAATATGAAAGGGTCCGTGTTCCACGGGTCTAAATACACCCCACGTTGTTATTGCACTAAAATCTGCTGTCTCTTTTTTACTGAACGCTGTGTCATAACTTTGTATAATATGCGTTAAATCAGGTATGTCTTCTTTTGGCCACACTTTCCACCAGTCACGTTTAATAATACTACCTTCTTCTGAGGTAGGGGCTTGTTGCCATTGTGCTTGCCACTTCTGTTCGGACAAAGATGCTTTGACACCCTCTAATTCTTTTATGTTCCAGTATTCAGGCCACATCGGTTTATCATTCAAGACAGCAGGAAACTCGACCACGTCCCACTGATCAGCATTATCGTTTGATTGAGCTGCTAATAATTTTCCTGTAAGATCCTTTGTTGACCACCTTGTCATAACAATAACTATGGAACCACCAGGCTGTAAACGTTGTCTTGGGCCTGAGGTGTACCATTCATAGGCATTGTCCATAGCCGTTTGACTTAGGGCGTCTTGCTCTGAATGAGGATCATCAATAATGAGCAAATCGGCACCACGACCAGTAATAGCGCCACCCACACCAGCAGCAAAGTACTCTCCACCTTTGTTAGTTGTAAAACGCCCCGCAGCCTTAGAGTCTTGTGATAAGCTGACAGACGGGAAAACATCTTTAAATTCTTGTTGGTCAAATAGGTTCCTCACTTTCCTACCAAAGTTATACGATAATTCTGCCGTATGTGTCGTCTGAATAATTTTTAATTTAGGATTACGGCCCATCATCCACGCTGGAAATAAATTAGATGCAAACTCAGATTTTGTATGTCTAGGTGGCATATTAACAATTAATCGTTTTATTTTTCCACGTGAAACATCTTCTAATTTTTGTGCAAAAATTTTATGATGATTACCTGCAATAAAGTCAGGCCAAACTTTTTTTACAAAAGTTAAATAGGAGGAACGGGACTCCTCTGCAATTTTTATTTGTAAATTTCTAAGTTCATATTTTAATAAATCGGTTGGTATTTTTTCTGAAATCATAAAAAGTTATTTTATACTCTGTATTTGTGTGAAACTCAACCTTTAGACCCAACGCACAGATTGACTGCATTTAGGGGGTGTAGGGTGTAGATAGTTCTATATATGGTGTTGTAGTCGGTTGTAAGTACCTAAAGACCTGAAGCAATTACAGGTAGCGTGTACTTCCCTGGGCTGGAAGCATAAAAAAAGGGGGATAACTTATCCCCCTCGCCAGATTCCCATAGGGAAATCGTTATATACTGTTAACTAAATCGTATAGTTTTATCCAAGTCATTGATAAACCTATTAAGAATAAATTACTTAACAGAGAATACTGTAGTACATTATAGTCGGTCAATAGACCGACTAACATTATTGAATTAAGAATAAGTGTTAACACTCTCATATGCTTATTCATCTTGGTAACCTCGTAGCAAGTTTCTGCATTAGATTACTCGCCCAAGTCTTAACATAAGCAGGAGCATTAGGGTCAAACACTAGACCCTCTACCTCACTCTCTAATACTTTGTATAAGGCTTTCCAATTAATATTATCTTCAAGTTGACCTTGAATAGGTTGATTAGTAGTAGGTGCAACCTCTGTAGGGTTACGAAGAGCAACACCGAACTGTTGTTCCATTGCTTGTAGTCGTCTTGATAAGTCATTGTTATTATCTGGCATAATAGTTATTCCTTTCTATATTCTTTATACTCCCATGTTATCTTATAGTCAAACACTTTATTACTTTTCTTTTATTACTTGACAACAACCCAAAGCACGGGTGGTGCAACTTATTACTATACTAGGGTAGGCAACCACTCCTTAACAGCAATGCAATGGACATTAAAAAAGGGCGACCTTGTCGCCCTTGCTATCGTGTTTGATTACTACTCAGAACTACATAGCTATTCTAAAATCTGCTACTTCGTCAATTGTAGACTTCTTATTCTTTTTAACTGTGCTTTCCGATAAAGGCATAGCTTGTATCGTTTTATACTGCGTTGGCACTTTGCACTTATGATATTCCAACTCCCCAAGTTTTTCCTTAACGAGTTTTGTGTCAACTTTTGCAGATAGTTTTTGTGTAACATGAAGTGTGTAATCCCTCCCATGTAATAGGTTAGCATTTTCTCCAATACCCATATCTATTACTAAATTACGATTTACTTTTATGAAGTCTGCTAAAACCTTCTGCATGGTTAATGCTCTACCATAACTATCTATGATAGCTTGTTTAGACTTCTTACTTAAACTAGCTTGGCTTTGGTGAGCCTTTTCTAGTACTTCTAATATATTAACAACTTTCGACATTTTATTATCCTTTCGTCTTTCTAGTTAATAAGTCTTATATAATCCCATTTTATTAGAAGTCAATAGTTTATTTTAATTATTTTTCCACACGAACTTCCCTCGCATGGTGAGCAGCTCCTGTTATATATACTTATAGGGGAGCAAACTGGCTCAGCAATGCGATGGAGATGCGTTTAACTCATAAAAAGAAGTAGGTTATCCCAAAACAAACTGCAAATTAACAGCGTCCCCGCAGCTGTCGCCTGGGGAGCTACTATAAACAGTACTATATAAGCCAGGGCCGCCAATGCAATGTAATGCAGCATCAGCCTATCATCTCCTGCATCTGAGTCCAGGCCTCAGCGTCCTGTGCCACCTTAATACTTGCACCGTCTCCCCAGTCAAGGAACCAGTATTCTAAGCGATGTAGTTCTTTGTGTTCGTTCACGAATCCCCGAAGCTCGTCGCTCGGTCCGCCCCAGCTGAACTGCCAGCGCCAATAGCCTTGGGCTTGAATATATGGAGGGAACACGCCACGTTCGGTGAATGTATGCGGAGCTACGTAGTCAAAGCCCAACGCTTCGTACTCTGGATCTTTCAGATCTTCCTGCCTTTCTTTCCATTCTTCTGCAACACGCTCTGCGCAGGTGGGTTGTCTCTTTTGTACTGTCATTGTTTCCATAGTCTGTTCCTTTCTAGTAATGTAGAGTCAGGGCGTCTGACAGCGATCTTACGGGAAGCTGTTTGGTGGAAGCCCGAAGGTTCTCCTCGGCTCCTGACTCTATGAAGACACCTTAGCGCTTTAAGTCATGGTGAACTTCAGGTACTGATATAGTCCCATTCTTTCCCATAGTCAAGAGCAAAAGAAAACTTTTTTTCACCACACGAACTTCAGCAGCTGCAGGTGCAGCTCCTGACTACTACTATAGTACCACGGGCGACTGGGCTTCGGCAATGCGATGGAGATGACGGATGAAGCATCCTGCTTCCTGGGACGCTGCACCAGCTCCTAGTAACTAAATAGTACAAAAACCACCAGTCTTTCTGCCAATGGAAAATCCACAGGAGCTACCAGCTCAGGTTCCAGCTGCAGCTGCAGCTCCTGTTAACTATACTACT